GTTAGCTTTTAGTTGTACTTTAGGTACACTCATTATACTGCCGCCAATATTGATTCAGGAAATGCTTTGTCTAACTGTTCGTTTGTAGCATATACTCTTGTTAGCACTCCATTGTACTGTACATCTCTAAATGGTTTTTTCTTGTCAATGTTCCAATTGACAATAGTACCATTTGATTGAATTGTTCTTGTTTGTGCCGGAGCGTCTGACTTCATCTTTTCTTTAATTTCACCTGCTTGTCCACTAGGTGTAAACTTTGTGTTCTGTAGTGCTTTTGTAATTCCTTTACAGTTACCTGTTTTAACAACAGCAACCATTGCACTTAATTCACCTTGACAAGAACCAATCTTTTCACTTACTACTGCACAGGCATTGTTAATCTCTTCTCCAATGTCTGGTGCTTCATCACCAAGTAACTCGTTCATTTCATTAACTGTTTCAGACACACCATTTATATAATTGTCTAAGGCAAGTTCTAATTCTTGTATTGCGATTGTATAAGGTTGTGGATCTTCTGTGTCATCTGATTCTTCTATTGCTTCTAGTCTAGCAATAAGAGCTTCAACTTCTTCTGTTTTACTTGTTGCATCAGTAAGAGCAACTTGCATTTCAGATACCTTTTCAACTGCTTCACCTGAAGCATCCATAGTTTCAGTTAATAACGCATTAATTTTAGTTTCTGTTTCAGCGGCTGATTCAGCAACTTCGATAGAAGGTGCTAATGATCCAATACTACCCATAACTGCACAGGCATCTGTTGCAGTTGCCATTGTAGCATCACAGGCTGTTTCAAGTTTTACTACTTTAACTTCAACAGTATCATCAACGTACTTAGGTGTACCACCTGAAAACTTTTTATCAAGGGCTTCTTGTGGCCCATGTATTCTTGTTTGTTTTCCTAAGTATGTAGTAATAATAAATGGCGTACCTTCTTTGTCTACGTTGAAATTAACAACGCTTCCATTTGATTGAATACGTCTATAGATTAAATTTGACATCCAAATACTCCTTTTACAAAGTATTTATCTGCTTAAATTTTGAAACTGTCTGCTAGTCCTGCTGGTGCTTTGATAATTGGTGATGTTTGCTTTTCGTATGCTTCTGCAAACTGCTTTGCAGTAGGTACACACAAAGAAATAGCAGTATGCTTAACAGTATAACTTCTATTTACTTCTGCTGTAAATAAGAACTGTTGTAATCCAATACCCTTTTCAGTAGCAATTAGTGTTAACGGATAATGTAATTGAATTTGTTTGTCATCTTCCTTTTCAAACTTACCTACAAGCTCTTCGCCTGACATAAGTTTAATAGTGACAATGTCGCCTTTTTTGTAAGGTGCTTCGATTAACATATATTATTCTCCGATTGATTTTAAATGAGCTTCTAACTTATCGTATCCGCCCATATACTTACCTTTAAAAATAATCTGTGGAGCAGTTCGTGGTGGTGGAAGTTTGTTTACTGTAAATTCTTCCATTAGTTGTTCAACACTAATGTCAGTACCTATAAGCATTTCTACAAAAGGAATATTTTTCATCTTCAACAAGTTTTTTGCTTTTACACAATAAGAACAATTTGGTTTTGAATATACTACTGTAGTGTTGTTGTCTGCTTTTTCCATTATAATTTAAATCCTTTAAGACTATCTGATGTTACGTCTTGTTTAATACCACCAATAATATAACTTTCAACTTCAGTTTCTTGTGGTGCAACTTGTAAGCCCGATGAGCTTAACCAATGTTGTGTCCACGGTAGTGGGTTTTGGGTTGTTGATGCATCAAAGATTGTTGAATATCCTAATGCTTTTAATCTTCGGTTAGCAATGTATTCTACATAGTCACCAAGAAGTCTTTCGTTAAGACCAATAATTGATCCGTCTTTCATTAAATGTTTAGCCCATGCTTTTTCTTCTAGAACACATGCTTTCCACATTTCATAAACTTCTGCTTCACACTCTTTTGCAATCTTAGCCATCTCTGGATCGTCATCACCACGCATCCAATTTTTAATAACGTGTGAACTTAGTGCAAGGTGTTGACTTTCGTCACGAGCAATAAGACTAATAATCTTTGCACTACCTTCCATTTTCTTTAACTCGCCAAATGCAAATGTACATGCAAAGCTAACATAAAAACGTAAGCCTTCTAAGATGTTTACGTTCATCATAGCAAGGAACATTTTTTTCTTAACGTCACGCATGGTTCCTTCTTTGCGATGAATGAATGCGTCTGCCGCACCTGTAAACGCATCATAGTTTTTAGTTACACTAATTGCACGTTTGATAATTTCATCGTCATTTAAAATATGATCTAACACTTCACTTGGGTTAGGATATACATTCTTCATAATATGTGTATAACTACGTGAGTGAATAGTTTCAAAGAAGTCCCAAGTAACAATACAACCTTCTAGTTCTGGTAAAGATACATGAGGCAAGAAAGCAAGACATGGTCCACGCCCTTGTACACTATCTAGTAGTGTTTGATATTTTAGGTTACTTGTAAAAATATGTTTTTCTTCTGGTCGAAAGTTTTGGAAGTCAGCACGATCTTTTTGTAGACTTACTTCCTCAGGTCGCCAAAAGTAACCAAGCATTGTTTGGTTAAGTTTATCAAAGACAGGAAACCTAAAGGTATCATATCTTTGTGTGTTTTGATCTTCTCCGAAGAACATATGTTGTTTTGTGAAGTCTACTTGTTCACGATTAAATACTGTCTTTGCCATTGTCTCTCTGTTTCCTAAAAGTGTATTTATACTATACACTAACTCCTTAATGTTGTCAACCTAAATATTACAGGCTTCGCACTCTTCTCCTTCAAGCTCTTCCTGAGGAAGACCAACTTGCGGTTCAAAACCGTTAATAGGTGATTCTAATTTAACTTCATTATCTTCAGCATCACTTGGATCAGACTTAAAGTCATATGTGTTTTGATAGTAACTAGTTTTCCAACCTAACTTATAAGTTGTCAACATGTCGTTTATCATTTGACTCATAGGTACTTCGTTGTTTTCAAAGTGTGTAGGATTGTAACTCCAATTGCCACTAATAGCTTGATCAAAGAACTTCTGCATAACTGCTACAATATTAATATAGCCTGTGTTACTAGGCATATCCCAAAGCAATGTATAATGATTCTTTAGTGTAGTATATTGTGGAACAATTTGCTTAAGAGGCCCTTTCTTTGACTTCTTAACGGACAAGTATCCTCTAGGTGGTTCAATTCCGTTTGTTGCGTTTGACACAATGGAACTGCTCTCTGATGGCATTTGTGCGGACAATGTTGAGTGCCTAAGGCCGTGTTCCTTGATCTGTACTCGTAAAGCCTCCCAATCATATTTTAATTTAATGTTACATACTTCATCAAGCTCTTTTTTGTAAGTGTCGATTGGTAAGATACCATCAGCATACTTAGTTCTATCAAAGTAGTCGCATTTACCTTTCTCTTTAGCAAGTTTATTAGATGCTGTTAACAAGTAGTATTGAAATGCTTCTGACAGTTCATGTACTTTTGTTAATGCCTTCTTGTCACTGTATTTAACTTGATTCTTTGCAAGATAATGTGCTAGGCCAATGTAACCTATTCCTAAACTACGTCTTGCTTTGGTTGACTTTTCTGCGGCTAAGATTGGATACTTCTGATAGTCAATGATTTCGTCTAATGCTCTTACTGCTAGTTCGCATAGATCTTCTAAATCATCTAAGCTACGCAATGTTCCTACATTGATAGCACTAAGAATACACAATGCAATTTCACCGTCTGGATCATCAATGTGTTGTAATGGCTTAGTTGGTAATGTAATCTCTTGACACAAGTTACTCATGTAAACTGTATCTTTGAATGAGCTATGTGTATTACAGTGATCAACATTCATAATGTAGATACGTCCTGTCTCTGCACGTTCCTTAATTAATGCACTAAACAAGTCCATTGCCGAAATAGTTTTAGTACGCAATGATTTATCATTTTCATATTTTGTATATAATTTTGTAAACTCTTCTTGGTCTGCAAAAAATGCCTCATACAAATCTGGAACCTCATGTGGCGAGAACAAAGTAATATCTCCGCCGGATAACAAACGTTCGTACATCAATTTGTTAATCTGAATTGAATAGTCTAACTTACGTACTCTATTATCTTCTGTACCTTTGTTGTTCTTTAGTACAAGGATGTCTTCAATCTCGTAGTGCCAAATAGGAAAGTGTGTAGTAGCTGATCCACCACGTACACCATTTTGTGTACAACAACGTACTGTTGCTTCAAACTTCTTTAGGAATGGGACAACACCTGTGTGTGCTACTTCTCCACCTCTAATTTTAGAATTAACTGCACGTACTCTTCCAGCATTGATTCCTATGCCTGCTCTTTGTGCAGTATAACGTCCAATAGCCATATCAGAACTAAAAATGGAATTAAGGGTATCATCGCTATCAACAAGTACACAACTAGCAAATTGTCTAAGAGGTGTGCGGACGCCGGCCATAACGGGCGTCGGGATATTGATTTTAAAAAGGGAGGTCGCATCGTAATATCTCCTTACATATTGCATACGTAAATGAATTGGATATTCAGCAAATAATGTTGCCGCAATCATCATATACATCATCTGTGGTGATTCGTAAATGTCGCCGCTACTTCTATCTTGTACAAGGTACTTGTCAACTACTTGACGAAGCCCTGCATATGTAAAGTTCTCATCACGTTTATGCTTAATATATTTGTTTAAAGTTGAAAGTTCTTCTTCAGTGTATTTTTCTAATATATTACTATCATATACACCACGGTCAATGTTACGTTTGATTACATCGATTAAAGGAATAGGATTATACTGACCAAATGACTCTTTATAAATTGGGTATAATAATAAACGTGCCGCAACAAACTGGTAATTAGGATTTTCTAATGTAATTAAATCGTTTGCACTTTTAACTAAAATTTCTTGAATTTCTTCTGTACTCATGTTGTCGTAGAACTGAATGTTAGCGTTCATTTCAATTTGTGAACTACTAACACCTGATAAACCTTCACATGCTTCTTCAACTACAAAATGAATTTTATTGATATCTAGTGGAACACTTGACCCATCTCTTTTCTGGATTTGGATTCCCAAGCCATTTGTCATTTAATCTCTCCTAATCTTTAATCTAATATTGTTAAGTATTTATTGTACCTGAGGCATTCGATATATGCGTTGTGAAACAAATTCTGTTGGTAAATCTGCTCTTTGGCAAACCTCGTCAAATTCATAACACAAAACATGGTTATCTACGAATACCGGATAAAAAAATACCTCACTTGTTTTGTCTGTACTGATATGTATCTCAAATTTACTCCGAGCAAACCTATCAGTTAATTGTAAAGTATAACACACGCCTAAGCTATGTGTCAAGTCACAAATTTTATTTTGGAGTAATAACTCCCAAGGAGTAGGCCATGTTTTACGATCCCAAGGATCAATGGCTAATTTACACCTGTCAATGTTGTTGTAATATCTTATTACATCTTGAAACGGAGTATTACTAGTTTCAAGTTTTTTTCTAAATTTTGTCCAATGCGAAAGGCGACTTTCGAAACTTAATTCTTGCATTCCTATGTTTTATATGTAACGTTAAACGAAATAGATCCTGTGTCACTTGTAGTCGTGTTCTTCATTTGCACAACTATAGTCTCGTTTGTTGCATCTCCGTCTTCATCAGCTAGTGCTGTTTGGAATTCGAGATTAGGTCTGTATGAATCAGTTCCTAAAAATGTAAAGTCGTCTGTTGTTTGTGTAGTACCATCTGCTAAATTAACAAAAATGTTTAGTACACCTTCTCTAATTGCATTAACAGCTGATGATTTATAAACGTATGCAATCTGTACGTTCTTACTAACTTCACCACTACACTTTAATACTCTAACAAAAGTATTTTGCTGTTGGATTGGAATTCTATAAGAGAAGTCATTTTTAAATATACCAGGACCTTCAACTTCAGGAACATATTTGTAACCTGAAATTAATGTTTGGTTATAAGATAAGTCAGCTGTTCTATCAAAGAAGTCTCCGGAACTACTATTAGTTAATGCAGTACCGTCTGTAAATTTAATAATTGCAAATGAAGCATTTGCATTTGCTCCGCCGTTGTTACCAACACTAAAATATGTGTTACTAGAACTTCTATTGTAATTCCCTTTGTTAACAAACATACCGTACTCGTCAATGTTTTCAAAAGTACTTTTAGTTATTGTATTTCTTTGTGGGCCTGTTAGTTGTCCTTGTGACCCAATGTTTGTTCCTTGGCCTAGTACAACTCCTCTTTTTAATGTTCTTAATTTCATATTTTCAAACATGTTATCTTTGATATCAAAGTCACTAAAGACTCCGTATGTAAATCCATAAACTTCGCAGTTTGAAAAGTAATTATCATTTGAACTTACTGCTGTTGATAAACTAGTTAATGAAATACCAACTTCAGCCGATGTTGCAACGTTACCTGAAACCCATGTGCCTGTAATTTTAATATCATCAAAAGAACTGTTTCGGCAACTTTGTAAACTTAATCCTATATTAACACCTTGCTGTGTTAATGTGAAGCCTGACATTTTAATATCTTGTGCTTGGTTAATAAATGAACTAGTAGCATCACTGGCATACACACCTGGAGTACTTGTACTATTAACTGTTTCAATTACAGGGTACGCACCTGATTGTGTAATAATTGTTCGATCACTGCCTTCACCAATTAGTGTTGCATGTGGAGGAACCTTTAAACTGTTTGTTAACAAGTAATTACCTGCTGGAAAAAATAATCCTATTCTACTTGCTACACTTCCTTTAGAAGCATTGTTTAAATATAATTGGTCAATAGCTCTTTGTAATACTGCTGTTTGGTCTGACCCATCACCTAATGCACCAAACGAAAGAACGTTTACAGTTTCGTCAAGTCTTTGCTGAAGTGTTCTAGTAACTGGAGTTGTAGCAGTAGCACCTGTTTGGATAGTATCATCTGTTGCTTTGTATTCGTAAGTATCTGCGAATGTAAACAGGTTATCATGTTGAGTAATAATCTTTGTATTTCCAACTGCTGGTGCACCTTCACTAACTGAACCATTACCAATGTAAAGTTCACGTGCATCTACAGCCCAACCAAACTCGCCGCCTGCTAGTTGTGGTATTCCAGTACCTGCATTTTTTTGTCCGCGTCTAACTTGTATACGGGAAATTTGTACAATCGCCACTATATTTCTCCTAATTTACTACAAGTATTTATCACTTCATAGTGTCATAGTACTGGTATACTCGGTCCCACCACTTAGATTCCCACGCTTTAAATTCGTCTGGCCATAGATCAAACTGCTGATACGTTAAGTCGCGACAGCATACAAATACATGCCCTTCTTTAATGTCTGTGCCATATATTTCGTTATGTGCTAAGGCATATGCTGTTAACTGCAAATAGTAATCTTCAATCCATTCTTTCTTCTTAGGCTTGTTAGATTGTTTAAAGTCCATAATCGCAGGTTGACCTTTGTATGTTCCTACAAGATCAGTTGTTCCTGCATAGATTTGAGGGTGATAAAGCATTACTTCTGTACCCCATATAGCATCTACATCAACCATAGCATTATCGCGAATTTGTTCACCCATCTTGTTTGCTTGTTGACTGTAAGGATTACTACCCGGCTTTGGCCATTCACCATCTAGTATATAATCCTCTAAAAACTTGTGCATACGTGTTCCAACACCAGCGGCTTCTGTTACAATCTCTTGTGCTTTCTGTTCTCCAACACGCTTACGCCATGCGTTTAAATGCGTCATATCCTTCGTTTTACTAAGGATTGTTGTAACACTTGCTACATGGTTACCATCTGGACAAGCATATAATCTTTTGCCATCTACGCTTTCACGTTTTAGTTCTTTATAATCATACTGTTGTGTTATTAAACTCATTTAATTTCTTCCTCTGGCTCTAGCCATTCTGTTACAAAATTGATAACCAACGCACTCCTTGTCTTGTGATAAGGATATGTTCCATGATTAACGTTGCCTGTCATTAGTACTGTTTTACCTGGTGTAGGCACTACTTCATTAATACTAAGGGTAAGATCTCTTTCTACAATAATTGTATATAACGAACCTGAATTATCGTTTGGTAGATCTAATTCTAAATCTTGTGCATACATTACTAAACTAATTAGATTAGGTTTGCCTGTATGATTGTGTACACTTTGGTATTCGTGTGGTTTGTAGTTGTGTAACCAGCTTTCGTCTACTGTTACGTTCTTTACAGGAATACTATGTTCAATCATTTTATCTTTGACCCAAGTTTCCATTACTTTAAAACATTTAGGATCAATAGTGCTTTGTATTCGTCTAGGGTAATCTTTAACTTCGATAACATGTTTATTTGCATGTTGGTGTAAAGACTTCCAGTCGTCATAGTTTGTTTCAACTACAACTTGATTGTACCCTGTGTAGACTTTATCCATTAGGATCAAACTCCTCGTCTGGTGCAAAGTATTCAAAGTCAAAGTCAACTACCCAAGTACGTCTTGGTGCTTTACAAGGATATACTCCGTGCCAAACTCTGCCGTCCATAATAACTGTTCTACCCGGATATGGTGCAAATTGATTGTACTCTTGTGTTCCATCTGGGTTCGGCATCAGTGTATACAACATACCATTATCTGGTGACATTGTATTGTGTTCGCTGAGATTCTCAGGTGTTTCGTCCATAGCCATTACCATACTAATACATGCACTACCGTGATTGTGTATTGCTTGATATCCGCCATCATCGTAATCAACACACCAAGTCTTACTTACTTTAATAGTCTTAACAGGAATGCCGTTGCGCCTAACAACAGTCATTACCCAATCCATAAGTTTCTCCCAATCGATGTTGTCAAACTTTTCTTTGTCTATTGGAGGGAAGTTTGATTTTACAGTTGGTTCAAATCTTGTTTCTTTAAGAAGTTTACTACTTGGAAATCCTTGTTGCTCAGGTGTGTCAGGATTCATCTTGTCTGACCTTACAACCTTGCCACCCCATGCAGGCAAGTTAGGTGGAGTAATATCATATTGATAACCATTGAATGTTGTTTTAACATTGCTTTGGTCTTCACCTTTAAATTTATCATTCTCAAACAATTCTAAAAACTGTTCATGGAATGGACATTTGATATCAACTATCCATTGATTACTAGCACTCATACATGTGCCTAAGTCTATTCGATTGGTCATGTGCGTCCCCTGTCTATAGCATTACAGTTTATAGTGAAGGTAATTCTATCTTTGTCAATCTGACTTGCTTGTGTCTTATGTGTTAACCAACCTGGAAACAATAATACATCATTAGTTTCTATACTTACTTCTCTCCAGTAATCGTGTATAGTGGCTTTTGGCTTTCGAGATGTAGCTATCCATCTTTCTCGCAATAGCTGTTCAAATTCTAAGTTACCACTTCCAATAGGTGCTTGTACATATGCTGATACAACAAGTGTTGTTGCACCATGCTCGTGTGGTAATGTGTGTGCATGTTTATTGTGCAGGTTTGACCAACTGCTTGTGTATATAACATCAGTATAATTACAATCCCATTCGTGTAGTGCTATTTCAATCTTTGGCATTAACCATGTCATGAAGTCTTTGTTACAATCCCATTCGTGTGGAGGGTTTAGATGTCCGGCTGTACTCATGCCGCCATCTGCCTCTGTATCATTTAGTTGTAGTTCTCTAGATTGATAATCTAAAAACTCTGCTACATTAAAACCAGGAGCATAGTTATATTTCCAAACTAAATTAGGGGTTATCTTTACTTCATTCACA